TGACCCGCTTGTTGATAACGCTGAAATTTTCAAATTGATTAACCCAGCTTTTAATATGATTGTTGGGGCATTTGTTGGCACTATTGCAGGCATCAAAATAGGCAAAGAGGATAAAGACGATGTTAAGTAACTGGGAAAAGTCATTTGAGTTAATGCTGCAATCAGAAGGCGGCTACTCTGACGATCAACGAGATTCTGGCAACCATCTTCCCGATGGTCGACAAGGTTCTACGATGCTAGGCGTGACTCAGTACAACTGGGAAAACTGGATTGGACATGAAGTTACGCAAGAACAAATGAAAAAGCTAACGCCTGATGACGTTAAGCCATTCTACAAAAAGAAGTTTTGGGACGTATGCAAGTGTGACGATATGCCCAGCGGTATTGATTACCTAGTATTTGATTTTGCCGTGAACGCAGGCTGTGGCGGTAGTGCAAAGGTCTTGCAACGTGCTGTTGGCGTAGTGCCTGATGGTGGAATTGGCCCGATTACTTTAGCCGCTGTAAACAAATATGACGCTGCTGAATTGATTGAAAAGTTTAGTGAAGCAAAAGAAGCCTTTTACCGTAGTCTGTCTAATTTTGACGTATACGGCAAAGGCTGGCTTAATCGTGTTGCCCATGTAAAAGAAGTAGCAAGCACGTTAGTGTAAGTAATACCTTGCAAACCGTGTATTTTCGCCCTGAACCATCACGGTTTCAATCTTAAAGCCTTGCTCTTTAAGTTTGTACACAATATCGGCTAAGCGTGTAGCACGATACAGATTGATAGCTTCCCAACTAGTAATGTGTTTGTGCTTTTTAAGGTGCAAATAAACAGAATCAATTTTGCTCATTTTGTAACCTCTGCTTTAGCGATTGCTGCTGCAATTTTTCGGAATTCACCCATAGTGAAATCCATTGGAATAACCGCTTTATCCGGAAAATTATTAAACATATTTAAGTTTCTAGGAAGAACTGCTTTCAACGCCTCAAGCAGCTCCTGATTAACCTCATGCAAGCGGCAGAGTTCGGCGGCTGCGTCCTGAATGTCATAATCTGCAAACCATTCCGATTCAAGTTCATCAGCCAAGCGCAACGCTTCGGGTTTTGTGTCTGTCATTGCATCACCCATGACATGAATGGAACAAGCCCAAAAACAGCCGCCAGCAACGTTAAACCTACAGCCCATGCAACGGGTGGTATTCGTTCATCAGCCCTCGTATAGCGGCTATAAACACGCATTGAGCGTGGTGTACGACCTGTCCAGTTAGGATCACTTAGGTCTGTTAAAAAGGGCCAGTTATGTTTATTCATAATCTTCCTCATTTGCTGTGACTTTTACAACGTGGTTAATGTCAATGTAATGCGTATACATTGGGCAAGCGCAAATCAACACATTTTCACGGTCAATTTTGATAAACGGTTCATCATTTGAATCTAGCTTTACACCATCTGCAAACTGATCCATTAATTCAGCAATTTTTTTGTCTGACAACTCGTGCGACAAATCCCTCATAAGCTGACGTTTGCCTTCGTCTGTAAGTTCGTAATATGAATATTTCATTTATGCACCTGTATGTAATAAGGGCTTGCGCCCCAGTTTTAGTTGTAACTTAAACCTTGAAACTCAAAACTATCAGCAAACTCTGGCGCAGCTGATTTACGGACATTCAAGGAAACACAACCAACTTCATAACGCTCTGCCAAATATTCTTTGGCGTATTGAGTATTAGCAACTACAGTAATTTCTGTAGCGTTAAAGTCAGCAGAGAGAAAAGTAAAGTCAGCCATGTGGCCTCCGATAAAAGTTATGGCGTAATTGCCATGTACAAATATTAAGCTACCTTAACAAGCAATGCAACAGTATTTTATAGGGACAAACCCTAATATGTTGTTTTTTTGGGGTGCGGGTACTCACCGAACAAGGAGTGGAGGGACACTAGCTTTCCCCGCTAAGACAGTTTACTGGAAAGTCATGCGTTTGTACGCTTGGCGGGTGCGCTCAACGTCACCTTCGCAATAGATGGCAATTTCCTCAATGCGTCCATCTTGGTAGAAATCCCAAACTTTAGACCCGTCCATTTCTTCGCCAATCTCGCTACCTTTTTGCGGGATATTGAAGATTTTGCACAGCTTGTCTAAGCTGACACGGTTGCCATGCCCTGCCCACGCAGTCATTGTGTCAAAAATGCTTTCGTCCCACGGTTTAGCATTAAACGGAATCATCATAGGAGGTCTAACGCCTACCATTACCGAACGTTGAAAAATAAAACGTAAATCAAAATTAACAATGTTATGACCGATAAACTTGGGTCGTTGCTGTGATGAAGGATTGTAATGTTCTTGCAACGACCGATAAAACTTATTCAAAATATTAAATTCAGTATCACCATAAATTGATCGTGCATCATTGTCATCAATTGCATACCCAATACAACAGATTTCCCCTAAACCTCCGTCAAAAGACGTTTTGCGGTATGTAGCGTCAAATTCCGCCTCTAGTTTTTCAACTTCAGCCTTGACGTATGCTGCAATTTTTTCTTCGTCTTTGTAATTGCTTGGTGCTTTGACTAGCAACTTTTGTTTTTCAATGTCAGCTTTAATTAATTCAATAGCTGCTGGGTCTTGTGCTGGGATGGTTTCAATATCAAAATAAATGTTCATTTTTGTACCTGTTTAGCAAGGGTTTTAAGCATTTCAATAGCGTCTTGTACGTCTTGCATGGCCCTAGCGTCTAGAACCATGCCCTCATACCATTGCTGAATCCGCCAACTAATCAATATTGCTTCTTCAGTTTGGTTCAAAATTTTCTCTTTAAAATGGAACAGAATCATCGTCATCAGGCACAGTCGTACCCTCTTTCATAGCCCGATACGCATCATCTTGTTTTTTAGGCGTTGATGATTCCTCAGACTTGCCGCCTAACATCTGCATTTGGTCGGCAACGACTTCGGTAGTGTATTGGTCAACACCATCTTTGTTCTGCCATTTGCGAGTTGTCATGCGCCCAGCAATGTAAACTTGCGATCCTTTTTTAAGGTAATCACCACAAATTCCTGCAAGTTTGCCAAACGCTGTAATGCGTACCCATTCTGTGCTTTCTTTTTCTTTGCTTTTATACCCACAAGCAATAGAAAAGTTTGCAATAGCATCGCCTGATGCTGCATAACGAAGCTCAGGATTTTTTCCAAGCCGCCCAATAAATTCGCAGCGATTAAGATCATTACTAGCCATTATTTGCTCTCCAATTGAACTTTGATACCGTCGTACATCATTTTAAGAAGGTCTTTTTGTGATGTTGGCGCAAGCTTGTACCACTTTGCAAAACACGCCTTTAAACTGTCTAGATCGGTCTTTGCAGCCATTTCATCTACCGCAACGTCCATTTCTATCAATTCAACAACGGGCGCTTTTGGCGCGACTTGATGAGTTTGAGCGTCAGCATCGTTATCGCCTTCAGTCGGAATACAAAACGATTGCATACACGCATATTTATAAGCTGCTGACATAGCTTTATTTGTGGCTTTGTCACCGCTATCCATAGCCTCGCCAAACGTTTTAATTGTGTGCTTGCTACCGTCTGCCGCAACTAGGTCAAATTCAACCTCAACGGTAATATAAAACAATGCGCCGCCTGCTTTGCTTTGACGCTCGACTGATTCCCTATGCAAAACTCGTGGAAGTATGCACAAACCATGCTTTGCTAAAAATGGGGCTAAAGCGTTATACACATCGTCAATACCTCGAAAAGCGTATCCCGAACCTTGTGTATTTTTACGGTCTTTTGAAATGCCTTGTGCTGAAAGGTCTTTTTGTACTGCGGAAATTGCCTGATAAACGTTCATTTATGCACCTATATGTTGTCCTGACAAATGCGTCAGTAACGATATATTAAGTTATCTAAACAGATATGTCAAACAATGTAGAAAACTTCATGTTAAGATACCTTACATGAATACAACAGACATCATTCAATTTCTTGGCGGCACGTTTGCTGTAGCTAAGATGTGCAAAGTTAGCCCTCCAAGCGTATCGCAATGGAGAACAAACGGCATTCCTAAAGACAAATTAGTTCTTATGGCTTGCGAATTAGAAAAGAAATCTAACGGTAAATTTAGCCGTAAAGAAATTGAAAATTGGCAGCAAATCTGGCCTGAATTACGATAGACTGATTATGCCTTTAGCAAGCAGGAAACTTTACTGGTAAGGGTCGTGTTTCCGTCAGGTTAGCTTTAGACCTTGACACACCGGAAAGACGGTGGCAGAATTGAATAATCCCTTGGCGGGGAGAATAATTCAGCAAGACTTAGACGGGATACTGCTGGTGCTGACCAGTCCGCCAACACCTTAAAACGGTGAGTATCTCGCATAAGTCTTTTTTTTTAGGCTTGATATGCACTATTATCAATTTAATATCGGTGACTACGCTAGTCACACACGATACTTAACCCCCATGCAAGACTTGGCTTATAGACGGTTGTTAGACTTGTACTATTTGCATGAAAAGCCAATACCAGAAGAAAATCCTTGGTCTTACATTGGTTTGAACGACTGTTCAACGGACGTTCAACGAGTGCTTAACGACTACTTTGTTTTGACCCCAAAAGGCTGGGTAAACAAACGTGCAAATGAACAAATTGACGAATATAGAAACAAACAAAAGTCAGCCTCATTAGCAGGAAAGAAAAGTGCAGAAGTCAGGAAAGCCAATAAAGAAGCCCCTTCTGAACAGACGTTAAACGACCGTTCAACAGACGTTCAACTAAACATAAACCATAAACCATTAACCATTAAACATAAACCAATAAAAGATAACTACGTTTCGCCTGAAGGCGTATTACCTGAAGTCTGGCAAGATTTTGTTCAGCAACGAAAAGCAAAGAAAGCCGCCATAACTGAAACAGCTATAAAAGGCATAGAGCGTGAAGCCAACAAAGCAGGCATAACGTTAAATGCTGCATTGCAAGAAATATGCGCTAGAGGCTGGACAGGTTTTAAAGCTGAGTGGTACACAAAAGAAAAACAAGATAGTGAACCAGCTTGGGTTAAGAAAAATCGTGAATGGTATGAAACTGCAACGGGTAAAGTTGCAGAAAAAGACATTTTTGACATGGAAGTTAACTTACCAAGGATTTCAAAATGACATTACCTATTGCTGCTGTAGAACGTTTGTTTGACAGATTGTCCATGACATACGGAGTAGAGTTTAGAAACAAATGGGCAGGTATGCCTTTGAATGAAATCAAAACG